TCAATTTCTATGCTGATCCCATCTTTAGCCATTTGCTGTCGTGTCTTTTCGTGCGATAATACTTATCTCCTGATCTTTATCCCCAAGGTTTGTAATTTCCGAAATAATAAACTTACTTCCTTCATAAACAAACCAGTCGACAAATAAGAAACCTTCTGCAGTCAGATATTTAAACCGAAAATCATAAGTCACTGTTCCCGATTCCAGCCCATAATTGAATTTCTGGCCCATGCTTAACTGCCGCGCCCTACACCATACTTCTGTTACTGTCGGATCGGCAAATATAAAACCTCCCATACCGTCAGGCGTTTCTGCTCCGTGGCGGTAATGAGTTATTCTTCTGTTATATTGGCCGGTGTTGTTCATTATTCAAGGTATTAATTACATTTCGCAAAACTGCCTTAAATTAGCGTAGGTGTTTTCTGATAACTCGGTAGTCGACCCAACAAAAGTATTTCCCCGATTCCGGTATTTCTCGTCAATCAGTCGAAGCATTTCAGTCTTGACGGCTTCCGAGCATTTCCCAGTAGTGGTGTATTTCACGTAAAAACTTTCTACCACATCTTCCGAAAAGGTGTAAGTAGTGGAAGGAATTACAATTAATTTCGTTAGACCTTTTTCCGTGTAGTCAGTCGATACCGTGCCGTTGATCTTTACCTCAGTAATTGCATCATGTTCAGGATAGGGGAGTCTTATTTCGTCCGGCAGATAATCGGTATATAGCTCAATTGTTGATGCAATCAGCGACCTGCCTAAGAACTTCTCAATTTGCCCACGTACCGAGCCAATAAGCGACGTAATAAGCGCGTCCTCGGCTGTGTAGTCGATTTTGCAATACAGCTTCACATCGTCTAATGTAATCGGCTCGGATCCGGTTGGCGTTATCTTGATGTCCATTTTACTTTGATTTTTTCTTGTCTACTACATAGCTTGCGGCCTTAATCTTTACCGCATAATCGGCCTGTTCATCCTTTAATGGAATGATTTTCCCCACCGACTGTCCGTAAATTGGCCGTAATATTTTTACTTTTTTCATTTCGTTTCAATTTTGGTTTTGTCAATTTTCTTTTTTCGGCTTTTTACTTCCGGCTCAATCGGTTCGATGTATCCGGCCTCAATCATATATTTTACTTGATCTTTTCGGATAGGCATTTCCGTTCCGACTTCCACCCCTGCAAATTCCTTGATAACTTTATACATAATGTTATGATTTTAAGTTTGAACCGTAGGGAGGAAACGATCCTCCCCTTTGTTCCAAATACGGTTAATATTACGGTGCTGTAATAGCGGTAATTGAAGCGTCAACGTCTGCAACGTGGATAAGTGCAGTTTTGTCTGGTCCTTCCACCAATACCTGAGCTCTTAAGAAAAGAACGGCGGTGTAAGCGTTATCAACAAAATCAGTTCCGTTCATTTGGCTAAACTTAACCTCAACGTTACGTTTCCACCACAACTGAACTTTCATCGAATCGTAAACAGTCAAAGTGTTGGCTGTTACGGCGGTTGATTTAATCACACGTAATCCGGAAATAGTGTAATTTCCGTTAACGTCTTTCACAAATAAATACTGACCGTCTGTGGCCTTTGCATATTTGAATTTTTGGAAAGTTTTCGGATGAATCGCCAAAGTGTCCAACCCTCTTTGCTCGCTCAATTCAGCTTGCAAGATTGCATCGTCCACTAAGTCCCCAATATTAGCATTTGCAATGGTACCATTCACTCCATCATTGGCTCCGGTAGTGGTAGCAGAATAAGCGGTTGCATGACCTACGATACCGTAGATGTGGTTAGGATTCACGCCGTCCGAACCGTCACCAGCATAAACTTCAAGATCGGTAAATTGCAAAGCGCGTTCCTGCATTTTCATACGGAAGGCCGAAGCAATGTAATCCGCATCTTCCAATAACTCTGCGGTCAATGGAAGCTTTGCTGAAATTTTAGCCATTGCACGGGTTTTCTCGGTAGCGGTACCAGCATCAGCAGTTGCCTGTCCGGTTCCCTCTCCAACATATCCCACATTCGAAGTATATGCACCTTCGACCCAAAGAATCCGGTTTTTATCCTGTCCAACAGTTCCAGTGTTTACCTGAGTCAAAAACGAAATGGCTCTTTCGGGGCCAAAGTTTACAGACAAATTCTGTCTGGTCATGTTCACGGTTCCGGTAATATCGGAGGTGTCCGCTTTAATCTCGAAATTGCTTTTCGAACGGAACCCGTCCTTTTTCGCATTTTTAAACTCGTCAGAACTAATCATCTCTTTAACTGACTGGTCAAGAGTCATTTCTTTTTCCTCTTTCTTTTTCATCCCTTCGAATTTCTTAACGTCCAAAACAAGGTCGTCAATTGATTTTTGCAACTCGGAAAATTTATCTTTTCCATCATCGGTTTTCAGAAGTCCTTTAACTTCCTCCAAGGCCTCTTTTCCTGCAAGGCCTTTAATTTTGTCGGCTACTGCGTTTTGCATCTCATCTGAAAGACTATCGAAAGCCTTCTGAAAATCAGATGTTTGCTCCGGCGTAAAGCCTTTAATTTCAATTTTCATTTCACTAAAATTTAAAAGTTTTTAATACTATTTCTGATTTCAGCGGCTCAGGTTCAGGCGTTGGAGTGGGTTTCTCCGGCTCCATGTCCTCGATGAGTGCTTTTACTTGTCCATGTAATTTCATCAGCTCGAACTTAATCTCTGAGCTTCTTGTTAATCCAATTAGCCGCGTAAATTCATCGTCAAAATGAGAATTAACTTCATCGGCTTTCATACCTGTAACTACTGCCAACGGGTTAGCGGCAATAGTTACTAAGCTAATTTCGAACAGTTTAATTTCGGTTAACTTTTGAACTTCCTGACCGTTCATAATTTCGTTTTTCGAATTAATAGTCCGGTACCCGATAGACATCTCTTTTAGAATGCCCTCTTTTATTTTCGTGGCAATGCCCGGTTCTGATTTGCTAATTCGACATTTTAGCCATAAGCCTGTTTCATCCTCTTTGATTTCGACAATCTTCCCAATCGGCTCGTGAATGTTGTGTTGCAAACAGAATGCGATTCTGTCTCCTCGCTCTTGCAATGTTTTTGCAAAAGCTCCCTTTTCGATAACATCCCCAACGCTATCAATATTATTAAATACAGCTCCGTAACCTTCGACTACAAAACCGTCATCTTCCTCTTTGTAAGATTTAATTTCAAAGCTCTTAAACTGCAATAAATCTTTCATGTGCATTTATTTATTCTCAAAAATAATGTTTTATAACATGTTTTGCAAACTGCCCTTACCTTTTGCAAACTGCTCTTACCTTTTACAAACTGCTCTTACCTTTCTAAAACTGATATTCCATTTTGCAAACTGGATTATACGATCTCATGCAATACAGAGCAGCGGCAGTTTATCACCTCGGCAGCCGTACCAGCAGGATCACCAGGAAAAAGTAAACCGTTACCGAAACGTTCATCTCTTCTTAACCCGTTTTTCTCAATGCTTTCTAGTTCAGCGTCAGAGTGCGTTGGGCGAATTCCTTCCAAATGCGAAGTACTCCAATACTTCCGATATTCAAACCCCGTAGAATCAACGGCATATTGCGCGGCCTGATTTGAGGCCTTTATCATTTCAGTTTGTGCAATGGCCCGACTTCGCGCCCATCCGTTCCCGCGTAAATTCTGACCGACTGATTTCATTATTCGGCGTTTAATTACCTCGATTCCTTCACCTTGCAATTCCGCATCGGAAAGTATCTCACGAATAATACCTTTAATTTTATCCTGAGATGTGGACGTGATTGTTCTAATTGATTTTCCTGCCTCCCCACTTAGCCGTGATTGGAGGTATTGCTGGAATATCGCTAAATATTCATCATCTTCGGCCTGTTTGTATTTCATGCCAGTTATTGCCGATTTTTGACTAATCGCATTCTTGCGATACATTAATCCAATAGGGGCAAACATCCCATAATATTTGTTTAGAAATTTCTCAATTTCATCGGCGCGAATGGTTTCTGTCAGTGCCTCGAATTCGTCCTTATTAAATGATAAGGCCAACTTTTGAGCGAAAGATTGATACTGTTTCACCAACGCCGCATGTGCCATCCGAACGCCTTTAATTTCTAACTTGTTGCGCTCTCTAATTAATATCCGTTCAAACTGCTTAAGATGCTTTGGTATTGGCATTATTTCACTTTTAAATAATCCTCGTAGCTTTTTTCAATGTCTGGGGGAAGGTCGAAGTCAGATAAAAACATGGTCATACTCGGCACTCGCGGTTCATCCATCCGTGGATTATCTACTCGGGAATATCCAGCGGCTTCAAATACATCATTCATCGGGAGACCTGCGGCGTTCATCCACTCGATTTTCGATTTCATACCGTCTTGGAGCTCTTCGACTTCGGAATAGTCCATCTTGAAAAAATACCCTTGATCGGCATATTTTGACCCCCAGATAATGGCCTCATTCATTAAGTCGGCCACACTATCCATGTTCGGCATTACGCAATCAGTCCAAGCCGACTTTCTAGCCGTACCCATGTTGTTATAAGTCTTTTGTCCGTAACCGAATAGTTCTGGTGGCATTCCGTAAACGCTGCATAGGGCAACAATGCCCGCTTCTGTCAGCTCGGTTAGTGCCATATCTGCAAGGTTTGTTCCAAGGTCAAGTTTTCCGAACTCTTCCTTTAAAACTAACGGCAACCCGCGATTACTTGATTTACTTGCCGTCTTTATTTTTTGTGAAATATCGTCTTGCTGTTCGGCGCTTAATCTTTGGCTTATACCCTGCTGTGTTCCTGTGGTCTTTTTGAATAACGCATATTTTGGCCCCTGATTTTCAAGTTGCTTTAATTGAGTAATATCGGCTTCATTTAACCGTGATACAGTCTTGTTTGCCGCAACTATTGGGGACATCC